CTGGTGCTTCCGGTGGGCTAGCAATCCTGGTTAAGAAACCGGCTGGTGCTGTGATTGAATTGCACCCCATCCCGGCTGACCCGGCTGAGCTGGCTAACCTTATCCCCTTTGGGTCTGTTATCTTTATTGAGAAAGTGCCACCCTTTGTGGGGCGCATCATCCCCAGCAGTGCAGCTTTCAAGTTAGGCAAATCCTGTGGCTGGCTGGAAGGCTGGGCTGCTGGCAGACAGCACCGGGTCATCCTGGTCAGCCCACAGACCTGGCAAGCAGGGCTTGGCATTGCCAAGGGCAAGCTGATGCAAGGGCAGTGGAAGTCAGCCCTGAAAGCAGAAGCTAGCAGACGCTATCCAGGTCAGGATGGGCTGACCCTTAAGACAAGTGATGCCCTGCTAATCCTGGACTATGCCTTAAACTTTTCACCTAGAAACTAAACACCCGCACACCCTATGGAAATCAAACCGATTGGCAGCACACCCTATGTCATCCTTCCCTGTGGCACAGTAGCCCGGAAACTTAAGCCCATCATCCACAATGGTCAGCAGCTGTGGAATTTGGGAACAGGCAAGGGTGGTCAGACTAAGCGCATCAACCTGAATAAGCCTGAAGCCCTGGCTGATTATGTTTCCCTAACCCAGAAGATTAAGAAGGAAGCCTAAGCCCTTTGCTTCAGTAGCACAATGGTAGTGCAATGGTTTTGTAAACCATAGGTTGCAGGTTCAAGCCCTGTCTGAAGCTCCAATTTCCCCAACACCCAATGAAGAAAACAAAAGACAACACCCAGCCTGAAGCCCAGGCTACCACCCCCACCATCATCACCCCGGTCACCCTGCCGGATGCTGTCAAGCAGCTCAGCCCCAATGAAGCCCTGGTGCTTGCCATTGCCCACTGTCACAATGTGGCTGCTGAAAAGTTTAACCCGCATTTTAAATCCAAATACTATGGGCTGTCTGACCTGCTGGCTGAAGTTAAGCCGGTCTTTTGCAGCTATGGTCTGGTTATCCTGCAAACATCCCACACTGAAGATGGTAAGATTTCCGTTAAGACAGAAGTGCTGCACCACACCGGTCACCGGTTTGATTTCAAGGAATTGTCTGTGAAGTCTGAAGGCGCAAACCTTCAGATGGTGGGTAGCATCACCACTTATCTTAGACGCTATGCCATCAGCACCCTGGCAGGTATCAGTGCTGATACAGACCTGGCTGATGATGATGGCAACCTGGCTAGCCGGTCTAAGCCCTATGCCCAGCCGGTCACTGCCAAGCCCCAGACCACCCAGCCAAGCAAAGCCTGGTGGGAAAGCATTGGCATCACCACACCTACCCAGGTTAGCGCAGCTGAAGGCATCCTTTGGAAGAAGGGCTGGCTTAGGGAAGGTGAACAGCTTGACTTCCTGCCTGATGACAAAGTGCAGCTGCTGACCGGTAACCCTAAGATGACCCAGGCTTTCCTGGAAGCAGTGAACAATGGCTAACCCCACTGTCATAAGCGCAGCCCGGTTTCCGGAACAGCTGCCCTACCAGACCCAGCCGGTTTACCGGTTTCCCAAAGCCCACCTGTTGACCAGGTTGCACAAGCAGGGTGTGGCATTGCATCTGTGGCTGCAAGGGGTCAAGCCCCGGCACATCCGCAAGTGCCTTAGCATTTCTAACCGGCAGCTGAAGAAGGCAAAGAAAAGAAATTTTAATGTCTAACCTTATCCCCATCAGCTTGGCTGAAGCTGCCCTGGATGCCCAGGCAAAGCAGTATGTTAGCAAGGCTACCTTTGATGAAACCTGGATGCTGTATCAGCAAGCCCTGGAAGAAATCCAGATGCTGAAGCAAGCCAACAGGGGTGACCTGTCTGCCCAATTGAAGGTCACACAGACAGCTTCCCTGTCCCTGGCTAACCTGGCAGACAATGCCTTTTATTATTCCAGGGAACACCGGGCTGCTGCTGACATTCTCATTAAGACCATCCGGACAATCTGCCCTGACCACAATGGTTGATGACAATTCCCAGCCCCCGGCTGAACACCGGTCTAAGCTGCGCCAAATCCTAGACATTATTGCTGACCTTCTGGCTAGGCAGAAAGACCTGGCTTCCTGCATCCGGCAGGTTGATTGGGATAACAGGGAGCTGCGCCTTCGCATTGAAGCCCTGGAAAGACAGGCTGAAGCCTACCGGAAGAAATACCCAATTGATTACAATGACCTTTAAGATTGAAGAAGGCAGGGACAGCAACGGAAGCACTAAGCAATTCATCCTGGTAACCGGTGGACTGTTCAAGCATAGCCCAGGCTTTCTGTCCTGGGATGGTGTCCTGGTAAGGTTTGACACTAAAACGGATGCAGCCCTTTTCTGCCAGATGGCAAACGCTGGTTTCATTTCCTTCCCCTTCTGCAACCCAACCAATAAACCCAAAGCACCCAACCACAATGATAACTAAACAGATGATTGATGCCCTGCCCACTGCCAATTGGACTAGGGCTGACTATGATGCGCACACTGCGCTTAACCAGACAGCTGCCAAACTCATCCTGGTCAGCCCCGGTCACCTGAAGGCTTACCTGGACAGCCCTAAGAAGGATACCCCTGCCCTGCGCATTGGCAGTCTGACCCACCTTTTCTGCCTTCAGCCTGACCTGTTCACCAGCCAGGTCATCTGCCTTCCGGAAGATGCGCCTAAGAAGCCCACTGAGAAGCAGCGCACTGCTAAGAAGCCCAAGGCTGAAACCCTGGAAGCAATTGCCTGGTGGGATAACTTTGAGCTTACAGCCAAGGGTAAGACCATTGCTGACCGGGATGAATACCAGGAAGCCATCACCACCGGTCAGGCTTTAAATGCGGAAATGAAGCATTGGGGCATCATCCCCCTTGCCACTGAAGTCTGCCTAACCTGTGACTATGGTGATGTTAAGCTGAAGGGTCAGCTAGACTTCATCACTGCTGATGGTTGGATTTATGACCTGAAAAGTTTTGGGGAATACATCACCACTAAGAATGTCCTGCGCACAGTTTACAAGCGGGGCTGGCACATCCAATCAGCCTTTTACTGTCTGCTGTTCAAGCAGGTGTTTGGTTTCCGCCCCCAAGGTGTGCGCTTCATCTGCGGGGAAAAGGCTGCGCCCAATGCCACCGGTGTATTTGAAATGAGCAGTGACCTGGTGGCTGAAGGTGGGGTGCTTGTCACCCAGGCTATTGAAGCATACCGGGCTGCTACTGCCTTCAACAGTTACCCCACCTATCCCAAGCAAATCCACACCCTGAAGCCCTATGAAAACCGGGCTGAATTGGATGGCATCACCTTTGCCTGAAATGGATAACCCTAAGAAGATTTGGGTGGCTGAAATTGTCCTGCCAAAAGATGACAGCAAACAGCCTACCTATTACTTTCACTGCCCCAACATTTCTGCCGGTGGCAACCAGGGCATTACCTATGGTAAGCAATACCTTTACAGTGGTAGGGGTTTCGTTACCACAGATAATCCTGCTACTGCCATCCTTCTTCAGCATCTGCTTAATGATGGGCAGCTGACTGTTAAACCCTTTAACCCTGAAACCAATGACCTATCCAAATAATAACAATAAGCCCAAACTTACCCGCATCACCCAACCCGGTGACTATGTGGTTAAGGTCTGCCGGATTACTGATGATGACATTTCCCAAACCCAGAAGGGTGATGCCAAAATCAAAGTGCTGATGGTGACTAAGGACAGCCAGAAGATTAATGACACCTTCTTTGCCAGCACTGATGGCGCACTGAAAAGGGCTGCTGCCTTTGTCAGCACTGCCACCGGTGATAAGGTTGGCTTGCCTGTCCGGTCTGCTGAAGGTCTGCGCACATTCCTAGCCAAAGCTGAAGGCAAGTGGCTTAAGGTTAGTGTGGTGCAGGAAGATGTTACCTTTTCTGATGGCACTACCAAAACCATCTGCAAGGTCACTAAGTTTCATCCCTTCACTAACCAGGTTGACACTACTGAAGCACCTGACTTTTGATGACCTGACTTTGACAAATGAATTACCTTTCTGTGTTCAGTGGCATTGAAGCTGCGTCTGTTGCCTGGAAGCCCTTGGGGTTTAAACCCCTTGGGTTTTCAGAAATAGACCCATTTGCATCTGCTGTCCTGGCGCATCATTATCCTGAAACGAAAAACTATGGGGACATTACCAAACACAAATCCTGGGAAATCAGACCCGGAACAGTTGACATTCTTATTGGGGGAAGCCCATGCCAAGCCTTCAGCTGCGCCGGTCTTAGGCAGGGAATTGCAGACCCAAGGGGAAATCTCACCCTTGTTTTTGTCAGCCTTATTGAAAAGCTGCGCCCATCCTATGTCTTATGGGAAAATGTCCCAGGTGTGCTTAGCAGTAACCGGGGGGCAGATTTCGCTGCCTTCATCTGGGCGCTGGGACAGTGCGGGTATGGGTTCAGCTGGCGGGTGCTGGATGCTAAAAGCACCGGAAGCCCTAAACCCCTGCCCCAGCGTAGAAGGCGGGTTTACCTTGTCGCGCATCTTACAGACCGGGAAGCAGCTGCCCAAATACTATTTAAGCCCCAAGGCTTGCCAGGGCATCTTGACCAGGGCTGTGAAGAAAGACCGGACACTGCCACCCCTGCTACACAAAGCCCTGTTGCTTCAGTCCAAGGCAACCTAAAGCACTTCAGGAAGTCAGCCAGGGCTGTCAGCAGTGATGGCTATGAAACCTGGGTTGAAAGCCCTTTCACAAACACCTTCAACCTGTTTGACCTGGGTGACATCCGTAGCACATCAGCTGTGGTTGATGAAGCAGTGCTTTATGAAAATCACGGACAGGACAGCCGGATAACACCCTGCCCCAACATAGCCCCAACAGTGGTGGCTAAATACGGAACAGGGGGAAATAACACCCCACTAGTCAGGGCTGAATGTGTGCGCAGGTTGACCTGTGTTGAAGTGGAAAGGCTGCAAGGCTTCCCGGATAACTACACCCAAATTCCCTGGAAGGGTAAGCACCCTGACAAATGCCCAGACAACCTGCGGATGATTGCCCTGGGTAATTCAATGGCAGTGCCGGTCATCCGGCTGTTAGGTGAGCGCATCAAAGCCTATGAAGAAGCCAAAGCAAAAGCCCAAGCCTAAGCCAGCAGCTGACCCAACCGGTGGATGCAGATGCCATCAGTGCATCTATGTTCGCAGGATTTTAAACCTTTCAAAGTCACCTAAGAAGTGATTAACCACCTTCCCAACCACCCCAGCAATGACAACCCACAAAGCCCCGGCACAGCCCCCACCCTGTGACCTGGATGCTGAACGAACAGTGCTTGCATCTATCCTGGTAGATGTTGAACAGGCTTCAGGCATCTTCAAAACCTGTGCTGACTTGGCACTGAAGCCAGATGCCTTCTTTGAACCAAAGCACCAGACCATCTACCAGGCTTGCCAGCAGCTCATCAGTGAAGGCATCAGCCCGGATGAGCTGACCCTATCCAACCAGCTGCGCAGCACCCTGGCACTAGACCAGGCTGGTGGCATTGCCTACATCAATGAGCTGACCAGCAGCCTGTTCAGCCCAAGCCCTAACATCAGACAGGCTGTGACCATCCTGGCTGAGAAGCACCAGGCTAGGCAGTTAATCTACATAGCCAGGGACATTACCGCTAAGGCACTATCCGGGGCTTTCAAACCGGCTGAGTTAGCCACATCCTTTCAAGCCCAGGCTAAAGCCATCCTGGAAGGCAACACAGGGCAAAGCACCACCCAAAGGATGCAGCTGCCAGACCTGTATGCCTTTGACCGGCACAATGACCCAAACAACCTGATTGGTAACCGGTGGCTGTGCCGGGGTGGTAGCCTATTGTTTTCAGGTCAGGCTGGCTGTGGCAAGTCATCCCTGGTGACTTCAATGATTGTGAATTGGGCTTTGGGCAAACCCCTATGGGGCATTAAACCGGTCAAGCCACTGCGCATAGTTTTACTGCAAAGTGAAAATGACCTGGGTGATTTAAGTGAGCAATGGCTAGATGTAACCAATGCAATGCAGCTCAGTCAGGCTGAACATCAGACCCTGGCAGAAAATGTGTTCATCTACCGGGAAGCAGTTAAGACCGGTGATGCCTTTGGACAGCTGATTGAAGATTTGGTTAAGACCCACACTGCTGATTTGCTGGTGTGTGACCCCCTGCTGGGGTTCGCTGGTGGGGATGTATCCAAGCAGGAATTTTGTAGCCACTTCCTGCGCCACATCCTTCAGCCCTGCCTGATGCGCACAGGCTGCGCCCTGGTAGCTGTCCACCATCAAAACAAACCCCCTAAGAAGGGTGATGGTAATGTGCAAGCCACCTATGACTTCACCGGCAGTAGTGAATTAGCCAATTGGTTTAGAAGCACAGCCATCCTGCGCAGGGAAGATGCTGAAATGCCTCACTTCATCTTCAAACTAGGCAAGCGGGGAGGAAGGGCAGGGATGCGGGATGCCCAGGGTATGTTCACTGAGTCACTGCGCATCCGGCACAGCAAGGTCAGGGGTGAAATTAAGTGGGAGATTAACAACGCACCACCCCCCCAGGAAGATGTGTGATTTTATCACAGCTGCTACCTGGCACAGACCTATTACCCTAAAGGGTAATGATAGGGGGTTTACCCCTATGGCTTTTAACGCTACGCTAAGCCAAGGGGATGCACCCCCTATTCCAACCCCTTCCCCTTCCGGTCAGCCGGTATTCTATGCCCAATAAAGGCAAAAGGCATTTCTCACTGCTTCAGCATTGGAAGAAGCACTGGAAGGTTAACCCGGAAGCTATGAAGGCTAACCTGGATGCCCTGGTTGCCACCAGGAAGGCTTTGAAAGAAAGGAAGGCAGGAAGTGTCAGCCAGGTCATCAAAAGGCTGCCACAGACCTTCCAGGCATCCCAAAGCAAGCAGCTGATGGCTGATGCCCTGACTGCCCAGGGTCTAGACCCATCCAAAGCCAGACTGAAAAGGTTAAGGGTGTATGCTGTGCGCTATGGCTTCTTAAAGTTTGATAAGGGCAAAAAACTGTGGATTAATGTCCTAACAGCCCAATCCGGGGCTTAAAACCACTAACATAAACAAAAAAACTGCTTATCTAGTGGCTTCTGACCCAATCAAAAGAAAGAAGATGGCACACCTTCAACACCTGCGGGATGGCAGGGCTGAAGAAGCAGCCTTTGATGCCTGGTGGGATACCCTTACAGCTGAGCAACAGGCACAGTTTAGGTCACTTAATCCCCCTATTATCCCTTACAGGGAGATGCCTTTTCCCAGGTATGCCTTCCCAATCTATGCCAATGACAGCAAGTTTTCTTCAGGTGACCCCAGAAGGAATGATGAAGTGAAGGAAGAAGATGGGTGGGTGACCAGGGAAAGAGTGCAGGAAATCCTGTCTGATGTGCTAGCAATGCTTGGGGCTTCCTCAGATAAGGCAGTGCTAGCCCACTTTGATTTAGTGCGCATAATCCTTCAGACCCCGGATGCACCCACCCAGGTTGACCTGGCTAACCGGATGGGGCTAACTAAACAGGCTGTGTCAGTCAGGGTGAAGAAGTTAGTAGCCAATGCTGGACTGTATGCACCAGGCTTGCTTGGCAGAATTAAGCAAGCAGCTGCGCCGGTGGATGATGAAGATTGTAATAATAATAATTTTATGAAAGAAAATGACAGGGTTATGACCGAAGGGGTGGCTAAGAAATCTATTCCACCCGCCCAAACCGGGCGTGGGGCATCCACCACCGCCAAAAAACGCAGGGATTTGAAGGATGGCAGACCGGAAACCCACCAGGGCTAGCACAGCCAATCATTTACCTATGACGCAAAAGGAATTAGCAAAGCAGCTTGGGCTGTCCATTGGGACAGTGAGTAAGAAATGCCAGGAAGGGATGCCAAGGGATTTGGAAGGCGCACAGGCTTGGATTGCCCTGCGCAAAGCCAACCGGCACAGGAAGCTGCCACAGCCCAAAGCCCAGGCGCAGGTTGCAGAAGTGCCACCAGCCCTGAAGGGATTGACTGCCGGAACACTGAGCTACGCACTAGCCCAGCACCGGATGCTGGTTGACCGGGCTAGGGATACCTACCTGGCAGCTATTGAAGGCAATGACCCTGCGCAGTCCAAACTTCAGACAGCATACAACCAAAGCCTTAAGACCCTGATTGACCTGGAAGAAGAAGAAAAGAAAAGGGCAATTGAAGCCAGGGACTACATTAAGACCACTGAAGCCCAGGCAGTGATTGAAGCCTGGACAGCCAAGGTGGTGCAGAAGTGGGATAAGCTGGAATTGGAAGCAGCTGAAGCCTGTAACCCGGACAGACCGGAAGTGGCGCAGAAGGCATTGCAGAAGTGGACGCTGGAAGCCCGGAAGTTTCTTTCTAACCCGCAGCTATGACAGACCAGGAAGCCAAACTGATTGCAGCTGCCCAGGCTATCATCAAACCTAGTTATTCAGGTGATGTGGTGCAGTGGCTTCAGGACAATGTGAATGATGTGCCTGACAGCCCAATCCGGGGAAGGCTTAACCTTAACCGGACACCCTGGATAGCAGAAGCCCTGCGCATTGCCACAGACCCGGAAACAAAGCTGCTGACCATCCTGGCTAGCACCCAATCCGGGAAGTCACTGTTTGCCAGGCTTTATTCCATCTGGCAGATTATCAATGCACCAGCACCATTTATGATGCTGCAAGCCAATGACCCTGAAGCAAAGGATTTCTTCCTGCGCTATGTCAGACCTTTGTGGAAGCAGACCCCGGTGGTGCAAGCAATGCTGTCTGAAGGGGACAATGATAAAAGCACAGTTGCTGACTTCAGCAATGGGGTAACAGTTTACTGCCGGGGTGCTTGGAATGAAAACAATTTGCAGCGCCTTTCACTGCGCACAGTAATTATTGATGAAGCCTGGTTAGTCCCCCGGGGACACATTGCAGAAGCAATGGCACGAACCCAAAGCTTCAGCTTTATGGGGCGGGTAATCGTTATGTCCCAGGGTGGCAATGTGGGTGATGAATTCCACACCCTTCACAATGGCACTAACCAGATGCAGTGGTGCTTTGCTTGCCCATCCTGCGGGTTTGTTCAGCCCTGGCTGTGGGACTATGTGCGCTTTCCGGAAGATGCCAAGGTGGGTGGAATGTGGGATTTCCAGAAGGTTGAAACCGGGACAACCTATGAATGTTGCAGCTGCCATACCCGGCTGAAGGATAGCCCTGGGGTTAGGGCTGAAGCCAACCGGATTGACCGGGGTGCTGGCTTCCGGGCTACCACCCAGGCTAGCAGCTGGGGCAGTGTGGGTCTGCATTGGAATTGTTTGTGCAATAGCAGCTTTGGTAAGGAAGGTGTTCGGCTGCTAAAGGCTAAAGAAAGTGCAGACCTTTATGGTGATGATGAACCCAGGCGCATCTGGAAAATGAAGCGGTTAGCACAGCCCTGGGCAGAAGATGGTGGTGAGATTTCAGCCCAAGCCCAGGCAGGTGATTATGCCCTGGGTGATGCCTGGGATTTGGAAGCAAAGCTAACCCCTGAAGCCAGGGTGGTGGACATTCACAGTGCCAACATCCCTGATGGTTCAATCCCCTTCCGGACAGTTTCCGTAGATGTGCAGCGGGGACATTTCTGGGCTGAATGTAGAAGCTGGGCTAAGACCGGACACAGCCGGTTAAGGTGGTATGGCAAACTAGATACCTGGCAACAGATTGATGACCTGGTTAAACAGCACCAGGTTAACAAAGCCCTGGTAGGGGTTGACTGTGGTGACCAGACCCAGGAAGTCTATGCGCAGTGCGCAGCTAGGGGGTGGAAGGCTTTAAGGGGTAGTGGTCAGGCTGACTTCACTGTGCAGGATGTGGGGGGCAAAACTACCAAAAGGTTTTACTCAGACAAACAATTGATTTTTGTGCCGGGTCAGCAACGCAGGTGTGAAATGATTGTTTGGAGCAACCTTGCCACAAAGGATTTCCTGACCGGGTTGCAGAAGCGCAGACTGCACACCTACCCCAGAAATGTGCCTGATGACTATGTGCAGCAGCTGACAGCTGAAGTGCGGGTGAAGGATAGCCGGACAGGGAAGCCCCATTGGATTATGCCAGCCGGTAAGACCCAGGGCAATCACGCCTGGGATTGTGCGCTTATGGGTCTTATCCTGGCTGTGCGCTGGGGCATCATTGGCAGGGAAGCAACGGAAGCAGTGCCTGATGACCCTAAGCCTGAAGGCAATTGACAGACCGGACAGCCTGGGCAGATTAAAAGCAAGTCACACCCGGGCTTGATGATGCTAGTTGCTGGGGGCTTCATAGCGTTGCTGGGTTAAGCCTGGGTGTGACCCTGATTGACTTACAGTGCATTTCAAATGGCTTCTGGCATCTTCATTGGCTTACCCATTGCAACCCTGGTTGCTATGCGGGATGCAGCTTTGACTGAGCTGACCACCGGGGTTGTCACCATCAGTTATTCGGACAGTGGAACATCTGTTGGGAAGCAGGTAACAATGCCAGCCAAGGAAAGGTTTGCAGAAGCTTCCTTTGCCCTGTCTGTTGCAGACCCTGTGACCTATGGTGAGCGCACCACAGTTGTCATCCAGAATTGGGATAACCTGGTGGACTAAAACTTTATGCCTAGGAAAACAAAGGGAACAGTTAAGGTAACAGCAGAAAGCAACCAGCCTAAGCAGCTGGCTGGCACACAGCAGTTTACCAGCATCCAGAATAATGGTAACCGGGCTGCTATCTATGGCAGTGCTGTTGACTTTAGTGCTGACTACACCCCGGCTGACCGGCTGGAAATGATTAAGCGCCTTCGCTATGGTGAAAGAAACTGTGGCTTAGTGCGTCAAATTTTCGGTGACTTTGTGACCTATGTGGCGGGTGAAGCTGGCATTACCCATCAATCTAATTGTGCGGATGCAGCTAAGGCTGCGCTTTATGAAGATGCCTTCACCCAGGCTGCTAAGACCCTAGACCTGTCCGGAAGATTTTCCTGGGTAGAAATCCAACGCATCCTGCTCCGGGGTGCTTTGCGGGATGGGGATAGTTTTGCCTATTTCGTCCAGGATGAAGAAGGTAACCCCAAAATTCAGATGCTGGAAAGCCACCGGGTTGGCAATCCTGCCGGTGAACCTGTCCCGGCTGGAATGATTGATGGGGTGCTGTTTGACAGTGTTGGGCGCATCAAAGCCTTCAACATCCTGGAAGGCACAGGCAAAAGCAAGCTGCGCCCTGCTTCCTCAATCCGGCAGATTTGTGAACAGGATTATTCTTCTGGTAGCCGGGGACTGCCCTTGCTCCAACATTCCTGGACAGACATTCAAAGTGAAGATGAGCTGCTGAAATTGGAAATGCTGGCTGTTAGGAATGATGCAGACTTTACCCGGGTGCTGAATAAGCAGGGTGGCTTTGTCGCTGGTCAGCTGAAGGATGAGCTGGGCGGGTCTGGCAGTAATGGTGAAGTGCTTGCCCGGAAACTAGGTGGCAAACTTGCTGTGCTTGAACCAGGGGAAAGCCTAACCAGCATTGGTTCAAATCGTCCCAGCAATAACTTTGTGGCTTTCCTGGAAGCAGTGCAGAAAGACATTGCCCGGGGAACAATCCCCTATGAATTCACCAGCAACCCTGGTCAGGCTGGGGGTGCTGCCCTGCGCCTGATTGCAGCTAAGGCTGACCGCATCTTTAGCCGGTGGCAGACCATCCTGATTGAGAAGCTTTGCACCCCTGTTTATCTGTATGTGATTGGGACAATGATTGACCGGGGTGAATTGCCTGACAGCCCGGATTGGTGGAAGGTGTCCTGGACTACCCCTAAGCGCCTAACCATTGACGCTGGTAGGGATGCAGCTGCTGACCGGGCTGATGTGGAATTGGGTCTGCTTTCTATGTCTGAGCTTTACGCCCAGCGGGGACTAGACCTGCGAACAGAAATGACAAAGAGGGCTGCTGACTTTAAGTTTATTATGCAGCTTGCTGAGCAGGAAGGCATCCCCCTGTGGACACTTTACAAGCCTGGCTTCAATTGGTTGCAGACCGGTCAAGGTAAGCCCACAGCTGCTGAAGTGCAGATGGGGGAAATGCCCCACACTGAAAATGGCAACAGCACTGAGAAGGAAGAAACAAATTCCTGACACTATTAAACTAAACACCCTTATCATTTAATTATGCGCAGCCTTATTAAAGCCATCACCGGTCAAAAGGTTTTCCTGGTGGATTACCAGATTGCCCAACAGCATCTGGCTACCACTGAAAAGCTTGGCTTCACAGACCTGATTTCCAAGTTTTTTGGGGAAGCACCCAAGCCCTACCAGGTAGGTAGCACTTATGTTATCCCGGTGGTGGGGATGATTGGCAAGGGTCTAAGCCCCATTGAAGCCATTGGCGCAGCTGATGTTGAAGTGCTGGATGATTGGATTGACCAGGCTGTTGCAGCCAACCCCAAGCAAATTGTTTTCAACATCAATTCTGATGGTGGCACTGTGGATGGGGTTGAAGAATTGGCTTCCAAAATCCGGGGGCTGAAAATTCCCACCATTGCCTTCAGTGCCGGGTCTATGAACAGCAGTGCCTATTGGATTGGCAGTGCTGCTGACCGGGTGGTTGTCAGCCCTTCTGCCTCAGTGGGCAGTGTGGGTGTGTATGCTGTGGTTAGTGACCTGTCTGAACAGGCTAAGGCTATGGGCATTAAGGTTAAGGTTTTCCGGTCTGATGAGCTGAAAGGCATTGGCATCCCCGGAACAGAAATGACCACAGCCCAGGAAGCCTACCTGCAAAAGTCTGTGATTGATACAGCCAACACCTTCAAAGCCAATGTGAAGATGAAGCGCAAAATGGTGGCTGATGCTGACCTTACCGGTGCTTCTATTTCCGGCAGGGAAGCAGCTGCCAAGGGTTTGGCTACCGGTCTGGTTGACAGTTTCAAAGTGCTGATGGCGCAGCTTGAACCTGGTGCAGTGAAGAAGGCTGTTTGATTATGCCAATTGATGTTCCAGCCTTCATCAAAGCCAATGCCCAAAGGGGGTTGGATTACAACCGGGAAGGCAAGGGCGGGGATGGCTTGACTGATAAGACCCTGGATGAAGCCCGGGAATTTGCCCAGGGCTTCACTACGGAAAGCAAGCTGCGCAGGATGCCAGCCTGGTTTGCTAGGCATAAGCCTGACCTGGATGCGCCTAAGAATAAACCTGGCAATGATGACTTCCCTGGGGCTGGTGCTGTGGCTTGGCTTATCTGGGGTGGGTCTGTTTCCGGTGATGTAATGGATGCAGCTGATTGGGCTACCAGGCAGGTTGAAAAACTAGACCGGGAAGCAATGGCATTTGACTCCAAGTGCATTGATAAGATGGCTACCGAAATCACCACACTGACCCCTGAAGCCCAGGTTGAAAAGCTGGCTTCTACCCTTGCCACTATCCAGGCTGAAAAGTCTGAGCTTCAAAAGACATTTGAAGCCCTGGCTTCTGAGAAGATGGCTGTTGCTGATGAAGCCACAAAGCTGAAGGCTGAGTTTGAAGCGCATAAGCTTCAGGCTGAAACTGAAAAGGCTGAGCTTTCCAAGCTGCTTGCTGAAGCCCAAGCCAACCAGGTCACTGCTTCTAAGGAAGCTGCCAAGGTGATTTCTTCCCTGGGGATGAAGCCGGTGGAAGTTTCCCCGGCTGACAAGTCTGCCAATGAAGAAGCTATGGATGCCAAGTCTGTTTGGGCTACCTTCCTGAAGATGAAGGCTGGCACTGAAAAGCAGGCTTTCTTCCAGAAGCATAAGGCTATCCTAGACCCCCTTAACCTTTCCTAACCTAACTAACTTTAACCTAACCTAATAAAATACTACTATGGCTAATACATTCTCGGCTGCTCCGGCTGCCCTTTCCGAAATCATCCTGCCTGGTCTGAAGGGTCGATTGGGCTTCCTTTCTGCCTTCAGCACAAACCTTTCCACACAGGCTGTGGGTAAGACCATCCAGGTTTCCCTGGTGTCCGGTGGTGCTGCTAAGGAATTCTCCAAAGCCAATGGTGGCTACAAGGAAGCTGATGACGCGAACCTGACTGCCGTTTCCGTAACCCTTAAACACCTGCACAGCACTAAGGATTTCTCCCCTGATGAAATCGGTGAGTATGGGGAAGAATACCTTGCCCGGGCTTTCGTTCCGGAAGCCATCAACCAGCTGGTGAAGAAGGTTCACGCCGAAATCGGTGCTGTCCTTACAAACGCTAACTTCAGTGCCAATGAAGTGGTCACAGCTGCTAACTTCAATTACAGCCAGGTTGTTGACCTGAACACAGACCTTAATGACGCTAAGGCTGGTGACCCCCGCTGCTTGCTGGTCAATGGTGCTTATGCTGGTGCGCTCCGTAAGGATGCCACACTTACTGCGCCTTTCAACCAGGCTGGTCAAAACTCCCTCATCAGCTCCGGTCTTATTGGCACAATCTCCGGCTTCCAGGTGTTTGAATTCACAGACCTTCCGACCAATTCGGAAAACCTGGGTGCTTTTGCCTGTGGTGCTGATGCGCTGGCTGTGGGTATGGCTGCGCCTTATGCGGGTATGTTCCCGGGCGAAGTTTCCACAGCCACAGACCCTTCTGGTCTGTCTGTCCAGGTGCTTCGCTCGCAGGATGCTGATGGCATTGTGCGCCTTACCGCCACTATGCGCTTCGGGGTTTCCAAGGCGCGCGGGACAAGCGGAAAGCGCATCAAGACAGCGTAAGGATAAAACCCTTACAGCACTAAGCCCTGCCAGAAATGGCAGGGTTTTTTTGTGCCTGGTTGGAAAGACAAACAGTTTAAAACAATGTGTGTTTGTCCGGTGGTGCATCTATGATGGATGCCAACCTTTCAGCTATGATGCTGGCTGATGCCCAGGCTATTGCAGCTGAGGCAGGACAGACAGTGACAATCAATGCAGTGACTTACCCTGCTATGGTCACTGATGCCACCCTAACCCAAGGCTATGAAGCCGGTGGGCTTATGGATAGGATTGAAACAGTGGTGAAAATCCCAGCCACATCTGCTGTCCTGGCAGCTGCTTCTTCTATGACCCTTGGTAAGAAGCTTACCTGGGATGGCAGGGTTTTCCGCATCACCGGTAAGACCCGGAAGCCTGGTGGCTGCTGGGTGCAGCTTAACTGCCAGGATGCTGACCAGCGTTAACTGCTGTGGCAGACATTAAGATTTCAGTTAACCGGGCTTTGCAGGAAAAACTGTTGAAGGCTTACCAGGATTTTGGCGCATACACAAAGCAGCTGACCATTGACCTGGTTAAAGAAGAAGGTGCTTTGACCTGCCGGGAAGCCATCAATTACAGTCCCCCTTTGGATGGCAGTGCCGGTGGCAAGGGTGATAAGAAGGTGGCTGAAAGGTGGGGCAATTGGGCTGTGCTGAATGACATTAACCTGGTTGTCACTGAAGATAGCAAAAGCCTAGCAGTAGCCATTAATTCCAAAAGCAATGCCAGGCAGAAATTTGAAAAGTGGCGAGCAGGTAAGCCCCCTAAAACATCTGGGGTAATCCATAAAATCTGGATGGATAAAAACGCAGACCGGGCTTTTAGCAGGGCTGAAAAACTGTTTAAGAATTGGGCTGGGCGCAGGGTGAATGTCATTGAAAATGACAGTGCCTTGGAAGCCAGACATAACCGGATAAGGAAACTTTACCGGGGGCGCATCCGGAAAAACCTTGGGAAAGGCAGACTGTCTGAACCCCCTGCATTTGCTGACCTTCGGTTAATCAAATCCTACACAAAGCGCAGACAGCAAAGGGTGGGCTGGATGAAGGCTGGCTGGGTCACTGCCATCAATAAGATTGGCAGACCCCAAATCAATGGGATGCCTAAGACCTTTGGTTTACGCAAGCTGCCAACCTGGATAACCCGGCACAAAGCAGGTCACGGCGGGGTTGGCTTGAATGTTCACCAGGGCTTTGGCGGGGGTAACAATGTGATGATGAAGGTTAGGAATGACCTGGCTAACATCTTTGGGGTGGGCTACCTAGCCGGAACAAAAAACTATGTGATGGCTGCAAGGGCTGGGAAGATGACCAGAAGGCTTAAGCACTTTATGCGCATTGCCATTGCCAAAACAAATAACAACCAATCACCTAAATAACCACTATGGCTTCCAAATCCCCACTGAACATCATTGAAGATGCCCTTACAGCAGCCCTGTCTGCTGAACCTGGCTTGGCTGGGTTCACTGTTTTCAAGGGTGAAGCAGCCACTGAGCTGACCCTACCCAGCATCATTGTTAGCTGTGAAAGTGCGCAGAAGCACCCGGACATTGCACAGGGTCTGGGAAACTATTTGTGCAAGGTGAATGTGGGGGTTTTCAATAGCCTGGATGATGACACCCTGACCACCCATAGAAACGCTACCCAGGATGTGATGGGGGTGCTGGATAATGTCACCACAATCAAAGCAGCCTTCACCACCATTGGGGATGCAAGCTGCTATGATACCACCCTTAATAGCATTGATGAAGGCAGGGGTGACCGGGCTTTTATGACAACCCTGGATTATGAAGTGCTGATTGTCCTGCCCCCTGCCTAAAGGCGCAGTGGGCTGTTTGACTTGGGGTGCATAGTTAAAGCATTTAATCCAATGTCCAACACTACCAAAGGCACAGCTCACATCTACGGAATTAATGGGACAGTGACCGGGCTGACTGTCCAAAGCTACACAGTCAGCAGCTCCTGGGCAAATGCTGATGAAGTCACAAACTCTGTGGGTGAAGTGATTGCTGTTCGCTATTCTGACAAGCGCACAAACCTTACTGTGGAAGGTCTAGTGCCTACCAGCTATGGTGCTGCCATTGGGGATGCCCTGACCTTCACCGGTAATGGCATTGCCTTTACAGGGGGACACATCACCCAGATTGAGGAAAGAGGCGAGGCTAAGGGTTTTATGCGCATCAGCGTCACAGCTGTTGACTTTGAAAACATTGCCTAACCTGGGTTGACAGTAACCCAAATGATTAGACGCTGGTTGGCATAATGGCTGACCAGCGTTTTTTTAATGCCTTCCTGACCCCGGCTAGGACAATCATTTTAGGGAAGAAGCTTAAGCCCTTCAGCCTTAAGCACCGGATTTTCTTAGAAGGCATTGCCAGCCCTTACCTTCAGTCAGACCAGGAATTGACCCCGGCTGACCTTCTGATTGCCCTGAAGATTTGCGCAGATGAAAGCCTGGATAACTTGACCCTGTGGGATAAGTGGCTTGGGCTGCGCCTGACCCTATCAAAAGAATTGTTTGCCCAGGCTTCCCTTAGCTTTGTCCGGTATGTCAACCAGCCGGATACCTACCCAAAGTTTTACCAGAAGAAGGAAGTGGGGCAATCTGCTGAACAGATGCCCTGGCAGCTGTGCATCCTGGCTACCTTGATGAGAAATGGGGTTAGCTATGAAGCAGCCCTGACTATGCCTGAAGCCAAGGCAATCTGGCTATCAACAGCCTTCAACATTCAGGCTGGTGCTAAACTTGAATTGCTGACCACTGATGATGAAGAATTGATTGACCGGCTGAAGGCTGAAATGGAAGCCAAGCCCCAGGGCTGATTGACTATTGGGCAAATCTAAAGACACCCTAACACTATGGCTGATGGCTTAGAATTCACTATTTCTGCTAAAGACCAGGCTTCCAAGGCTGTGCAGACAGTCCAAAAGAAAATCCAGGATTTAGGGAAAGACCTAGCCAAAGGTTTCCTTTCCTTTGCAGCCCCACTTACCCTGGTGCAAAGCGCCATCAGCTTTGTGACTGATGCGATTGCTGAACAGAAGAAGAAGGTGGAAGAAGCAATTGAAGCCTATTCTGGCATTGGGGATAAGGCTGCTGACATTGGGGTTAGTGCTGATGAATTCCTTAGACTTCAACAGGCTGCTGACTCATCCGGGATTGCAGTGAATAAGGTGGGCAAACTGTTTAAGGAAGTCACCACCATCATCCAGGAAGCCACAGTTAAAGGAAGTGAGCAGGAAAAGATGCTGAAGGCTTTGGGCTTCTCAGCTGAACAGATTGCTTCCGGTCTGCTTAAGCCCACCCAAGTTATTGAGGCAATGGCGCAAACCCTTGGCAGTGCCACCAGCAATACTGAACAGCTTTCCCTGGCTACTGTCCTGCTGGGCAATAACGCATCTGACCTTATCCCTGTGCTTCTTAAAGCCCAGCAGGTAATCAGTGGCTATGGT